CCCTAGATACTGTGTAATAATTAGTGACCGAGTATGGGAATCAACATTTAAAAAACTTATTGGAGGATAGTATGAAAATACTTAACACACTTGAAACTTACACAACGCTTAACTCTGTTCAGTCAAAATACTTCTTTGGTGTCACAAGCGGTGACAACCCTAGAGAAATTGCAACAGCAAAACAGTTGTGGAAACTTCAGGACTTATCAAATAAATTATATCACTTCTATTATGCAATAGAATCAGTTCTCGATGTTTGCGGAAACAAAGAGATAACAAATACTCTCAATGATACCAAACGTATGATTGATGAGCTGAGTGAAATCTCTTTACCAATGTCGAAAATCAATACCGACAAAAAAATAAAATTACTTATTGATATGCTTGAATCAACTCTACCGAAGTTCTCGAAGTTGGTTCAAGATTATAAATTTAATAAATCAGCATAGGAGAAAACATGTCTAAAGTCGTATCTATTGGGGAGGGTGGCAACGTTGCTACCCTTCTCACATTCCGTTCGCCAGCTAAAGCAAACGAACAGCTAGTAAGGGAACTCAACGCTCTTGAATCCGTGAGTGTTCGCATGCTCGATGTCAGCTGTACCAAGTTCGCAGATGCTCTTGCCGCCAAAGCAAATGTCGAAGCATACATGACACCACACAGACCGGATAGAGTTCGCCAGTTATTTAGTCGCTGGAAGTATCTGTTTCAACGTCCATATGAAACAACCATGGACGAGTGTAGTGAGCGTGTCGAGATTATGATTGAGAGTCTGGTTGATATACCAGCCGATTGCATCATGCATATCTACAACATGTCCATAAAAACATTTCGCATACTTCCACCCTACTCAGATGTCTACGGACTGGTAAAAGCAGAGCTAGAAAGACGCAGATTTTATCTCGATAGGTTTGATTATTTTGTTGACCAGTTGCAGAAGTGAGACTACAATCGCCATATAAATAAGGAGAAAACTATGGATAGACAAGGATTTATCGGTGGCACAGATGCCATCAGAATTATGAATGGGGAGTGGCTACAGCTGTACGAAGAGAAGCTAGGTCTTACAGAACCAGATGATTTATCAGAGGTGCTAGCTGTTCAGCTCGGTGTGCATACAGAGCGTTTCAATCTTGACTGGTGGGAACAAGAGTATGAGCATGGCTGGCAGTTGAAAGGAGCAAAAAAACATTACCAGAGAGGAATAGAAGTAACTGGGAATGGTGTGCCGCTCAAAGGTACAGCAGATATGGAAGTCATCACAAAACAAAATGCTAGCTTTATTGTAGAAGCAAAACACACTAATGCATTTACAAACATGGCTACCATTATCGAAAGATACATGCCACAGATTCAGCTGTATATGTACCTACACAAGATATATTGCGATAGATTAAACTACAGACCTGAAGGATGTTATCTGTCTGTAATATTCGGCAACTCCAAATGGGAATCAAAGCACATCAGTTATGACCCAGAGTATGTCAAGTTAATGATGGAAAAGATAAAAGAGTTCTGGTCGCATGTTGTAGACCAGCGACCTCCTAGCAATCGTGATGCGGAGACCCCAGATATCTCAAGCATCGCGATTGATAGGAAGGTCAAGATGGATATGAACAGAGACAACGAGTGGATGTCAGACGCACATGACTATGTTGATACCCTGGAGTCTGCAAAGAGGAACGAGTCAGCCAAGAAGAGATTGATGAGCCACATACCACCTGATGTATACCAGATGGATTGTAGTTTATTATCTGTAAACATAACCGAGAAAAGAAGAACAATAAAAGTAAAGGAGAAAGCATGAACAAGAAAGATCCAGACTACGAAAAGTCTATGAAGACCAAAGAGAACTTAGACCTTTGGAACTCTATAGCTGAGCCTGACAGACACTATTTGAAGACCGTATCATTTGGTCAGAGAAGCTTTATATCTATTGATCCACAATATCAGATCATGAAGATGACTAAGATATTTGGTCCAGTAGGTGTAGGTTGGGGATACTGTGTAGAGTATGACTATCCTACTAATGGTGACGTTATAATTATTGTTGCAAAGGTAACGATATGGACAAAGTTACCAGAAAATAAATTTGGTCCGATTGCTGGTACACGAACATTCTGGCACAAGGATATGAAACGACCAGCAGAAGACGCTGGCAAAATGGCATTGACTGATGCACTAACTAAAGGTCTATCCCATCTTGGTTGTGATGCTGATGTGTTTCTCGGTAAGCACGACAACAAGCACACGGCTGATGATGGCAAGACAAAACACAATCCATTCTAACGGAGGTAATATGGAATACGATAACACGAACACTGGAGCTATCTTCAATAGCAATAGCGATCAACTCATTCTTGTTGGCACTGGTAGCCTCAATGACGAGGGTGAGACAAAACGTATAGCTATGATCAAGGACGTTATGCCTGATGGTACAACGATCCGAGACATATACGTCAAGGTCGGTAGGCTGTGGGATAACAACAGTGATACACCAAATGCTCCTACATTTACTGGTGTTGCCGAGATCTCTTCTGGAGAAAAGAGAGTTGCCGCATGGGTCAAGCAGACAGAAAAAGGTAACATTCTGTCTATGAAACTCACGGAAAAAAATGCAATGTCATCCGATAATGGTGTTGACAAAAGCATACAAGATGATGAAATACCGTTCTAGGGATATAGTTTTCTCCAAAATAACTTCATCCTAGAACAAGCTGGGAGGTCATACTGCTCAAAGTCTGCCGACCTCCTAGCTTTTACCAGCGGAGATAACTATGATAGAAAAGATGACCCACACTATCATTCTTATGCTGACTATCGATCTCGAGTCTGCAAGAGAATGTCAGAAACTAAGCGAACAAGTATATAACGAGAACAGATGTTTCGAGGCATACAACATCTACAGTACAATACCACCAAGAAAACCAGATAACTTCGAGGATATTATTTCTCTGTATATAGAACGCAAGAAGCTATGGGAGAAGTGACCACAAGTATTCTAGCCACAACTCAGGCGGCCCATCGTAATCATCAAAGTCAAAAACTAACTGACTAGGTGTGGAGCTGGAAGTGAGGTCCATCGATGAAGGGTCGTCTATTTTCTTTTCGTCTTGTGTCGATGTAGTCATTCATTAAATCCTCTGCACTATCCGGTGACATGGTAAGAAGCTTGTGCCATGCCGCGCCCCAAACCAAATCAACTCCAACTTCTTTGCCAGCCTTACGCATAGCATCAGCTATGTTATCATAATCCACAATATCCCAAGATGGATTACTGCCATCATAAGCCATAAGGTCAACAGCGTGTGCATAACCATCTTCCTGAATCAAATGTTTACTAGCCATAGTCTGCGACTTGCCAGACTCATACAATTTCTTCTGAGTTTCTAGGTCTCGAACACCATAGATAACCCCAAAGTCTACATCCGTATACTCAATCGCTTTCTTAACAACCTCAACAAGCTGAGGATGTACTCCATCCAGTCTATCCAGTGATCTTTGTGATAATTTAAAAGCCATATTATTCCTCCTAAAATTTTTAATATCCCAATCCCTATTAATTTTTTTTCTCTCAACATGTTTATCCCATTTGTTATTGAAAGACCCAAAGTTAATCATTTCTTCTTCATGCCAAAGAATTTGGTCACTGAACGTATACCAAAGCTGGCGGCTACAATACAACCTAAAGTTACCTGATACCACTCAGGCATCGTTTCTAAGGCTCTGAAGCCCTGTTCTACAATGTTTCTCCCCCAAGAACCACAGAAACAAAGAATAAGAGGAATACTAAATAAAATTACAAGGTATTCGTCCTTCCAAGAAGACTGCGAACCCTTCATCGCCTCAAGATCCCAGTCAATATCTCCAGTCAACTGCTTCTTTTTTATCTCCAGGTTAAGTTTCTGTGACTCAGCTTTGGATTCTATCCATGTAGATGCCATACCACCTACAATTTGTAGTGCTTTGAATATCATTTACCTACATCTTTCATTGCTTTTTTATGTGCGGCTGTGAATGACTTTCCTTTAGCCATCATCTTAGCCATAGCAACCATGTGTTTTTTAGAATGATGTTTCTTATGTTTCTCCATGATTTTATTCTGTCGTTCGGTTAACTTAGCGTACTTCATTACTAGTCTCCTTACCCAGCCAAATAGCAAAAGAGCCAGTCATAGCTCCTGTCACAACGGACACTAAGCCAGCCTGTTGAGTGGTAAGGTCAGGCTGACTCAACGCCCACTCGATACACCTAATGTAAACACAGGTCATAGCTAGCATCATCAAGCGTGGGAGGATTCGCCACTTGTCTAATGTTTCTGGAGTCATCAGCCTATGTTTCCCCTATCGAGTTGTACCAATCCATATACAAAAGCTAGTAATATAGCTCCCCCAACTATAACACAAAGTAATAAAACGATAACTGTAATTATCTTTTGTCGCAATACTTGTTTGTCATATATCTCTTTTTGCCTACGCTTGCGTATATCCCCTTCCATTTTAAGAAGCTCATTCCATGCATTAACACCATGCCTAAACTTAATAAACTGTTGTAGCTCATATCTCTGTGCTTCAAGTTGTTTCTTTGCAGTCAATGCTTCAACAGCTTCTTGTTCGATACTACCTCTGCGTGTAAGTTTAGTAATAAAAGAAGGATTCTTAGCCCTCTTCTGTGCGTTCTCAATATCTGATGCGGCACTCATCCATTTGGATAAGTCATTCCCCATACTCTGGATATCTTTGCCAACTTGAAAAGCTCTTTTTAACCCATTAAAAGCTGTGTTTGCTGTAGCAACAGCCGCACTAATTGTTAATGGGTCGAGCATACATCTTAACTCGGCTTAGTAGGAAAGGTAACAGAAGACATATCTAGCGAACCATCACTTGATAGCTTTGGTGATGCACTTGCTGGTAAATCTCTAAGCTGTTGTCTATAGGTTTTCCAGTTATCTGCTAAAGTTACATCAGAATTTGCCATCCAATCTGTTTCGGCAAGCAATCTATTACGTTCAACTCTAAGCAATCGCATAGGCTCTGCATTGATTAGTTCTGTCTTTTTATCGCTTACAGCCTTCCATGTTGTTCCAAAGTCTGAGGTTTTATCACTCTCAATAGCTGAACCATTGCTGTCTGCTCCAGTTACTTTTCGAAACATAGAGTTGAACTCATCTTCTGTTGTTGGTTCTCCTCTAAGCACCCATTCGTTTATTCCTAATTCTGATAGGGCTTGTGCTATTGTTGTCATTGTTTTTCTCCTATTGTGCTATTTCCTGTAAAAACATTCTTGGACTATTAGCAGTAGTGTTGCCGTTTGCTATTCTTATTGTTCCAGATGCTGACGTACATTTAAACTGCACTTTATATATAATTTGACTTGCAGTATTATGGTCATCAAAATGCGTAAAAGTTCCGTGGTCTATATTCCAGTCATTATTTGCAGAAAGTTCATGTTTAAAAGTAGTATCATCACCATCTTGAAAAGTTGTTATTGAAGAATATGAACCGCCACCAATACTTCTCATAAGACGAACTGACGCTTTAGGTTCAGTGGTTTGACTGTTTCCAAATATATAAACGGGAAAAGGAATTATGATTAGGTTTTTACTTGTAGAAAACTTTGGTGTGACTGTCAGTGATAATCCAGTATCAGTAAAACTATTCGCAGTTACATTTGTTTCAGTACCAACTGGGTCAGTATATATTGTTTGCACAACCATACCTGCTGGCATAGCCACAGTTCCAGCCGTTGTCTTACCCTGTATTGTATCGACTTTGAGTGTACTCATTGGGCAATCTCCTGTAATAATAGATGAGAGTGGTCAGAAGCATCATTTATCGTTATTGCCGTACCACTTCTTCCAGCCCCTTGTACTTTATATGTGATTTGACTTGTTGTATTTGGGCTATCTAAATATGAATAACAAGCATTTGTTCCGTTTTCCATACCAATAGCTGAAGATAGATTTCCCCAACCTATATTCAGAGAACTTGATACACTTGTATCATTGTGAATTGCTGTTGTTGTTCCCCCAACTGTTCTTGCTAATCTGAAGGTGTACCACATATAGGTGCTACTTGATACACTTGCATAGTTTGAAAAAGTTACAATCATCAATATTTTACTTGTGCTAAACTTAGGAGTAATAGTTCCTGTTAGTCCAGTATCTGTAAAAGAGGTAGATGTAAAAGTTGTTTCTGTATCTATGTCGTATGCTTGTGTCTGTATCACATGACCAGCTGGCATCTGAACAGTACCGCTTGCGGTCACTCCTTCGATTTTGTCGGTTTTTAATGTTGAGGTCATTTATGGTCCTACCTTCATATTTGCCATATGGTCAGCGTATGCTTTCTTAATTTCCTCTGTATGAAACTGTGCCACCATTGCTTTTACATCTGCACTTTCGTTTGTAATGTCATCATTAGGTGCTACAACATGACGTTGAAAAGAGCGTGATAGTTCAACTCCATCTTCCTTTATTACTGTTGCTGTTCGTACCTGTATATGTTTGAAAGGACCAACCACTTCAATTTTATCTTGTTCTATTACTTTTGTTAATGCCATTATTTTCCCTCCTTATGATGCCGTTTCATACTGACCATGTAATACAATGTAAGAATCAGCTTGTAATTGATTACCAAGTGCTGGTTGTAAAGCCGCAGTATAAAGTCGCATATCATCTGAGTTAGTTAAAACTACAGCGGCAATAGGGTCTACAGTATTCCAAGCAGTATATGTTACTGTTGCTCCACCATAGCCGTTAGTTGAAATAGATTTAGCTGTAAACGGCATATTACCTACTTGAAGATTTGAACTATCTCCCCCACTTACTGCACTTATAGATAGTATTATTTGAAATTGAACAGTAGTACCAATTTTTACATAGCTTCCAACATTGGAACTTTTTTTAGTTGTGCTTAGATTTGAGTTTCCTTGATGTTCCATTGTAGGGTCAAATGTGCCTTCCTCATAATCGTCAAGACGATTCGCGGAAGAATCAGAAGTTGCACCAAGAACTATGCCTTGTGAGGTTGACGCTGGGAATAAGTTACCAGAAGAATTAAGTGTCCACTTACTAGCGTTTGCTATCTTAAATCCAATCTGGTCATTTGTAGTTAAATCAATACCACTATCATTATCGCCAGATTGATTGACTATTTCATTTACTTCTATCTTGCTCATACTACCACCAATATTCCTGACACAGTTACTGTTGCAGTACTGCCAATCGTTATTGGACCAGCGACAACTGCATTATTCGTTGCGTCTATTGTGAATGAATTGTTTATTGTGTTTTCTACTTGGCGAATAACTGGCTCATAGCTAGTGCCATCACCTTGTTTTCCTATGCTATACTCTGACATTAGGTTATCTCCATTATCGACATGGTAACACTTACCTTATCAGCTACACTACAATCAATTTCTATCTGGTCACCAGTTTCTAAAACAACTTTACCACCAGCTAACATATTTATACTTTGTCCTACAGCAATAGGAACATCTTTTGCTAAAAATGTTGTCGTGTTAGTTGCCGTTCGACCACCACCAGATGTTGTTGATACTAATTTTACTGATGCTGTTACTTGTGCAGTATGAACATTAGCTAGCATCAAACCAATGACTACAGTCGTTGTACTCCCAGGTACAGTATATAAGTCTTCTGGCGAACCAGCACTTGCTGGCATGACATCATGACTTACTACCTTAAATGTATTTGCCATATTATTTCTCCTTTATCCCAACGCTATAGCAAGAGCTGTTGCATCATCTGTTGTTGCCGCTCCCAATTCTGTTGCAAGCTCAGAAGAACTTACTCCCTCTATACTTGTTCCGTCAACCCTCAGAAAATCATTATCAACAACACCAGATGTAAACGTAGCAACATTGCCACTTGATATTCCTGATGTTGGAAGTTGAGATGTGAGAGCTAATGTACCAGTTGTTGCTGGCATTGTGAGAGTAATGTTGCCACCAAAATCAGAGTGAGCTGGTGCTTGAAGTTGTGCATAGTGAGCATTTGAGCTTTCACAGTAAAACCTAATATAAGATTGCGTACCACCATTCTTTAAATCTATGGCACCAGTTGAGATATCTACATTACCATCAATCTGCACAACACCAGTACCATT